ATTTCAGCACACCATTGATACCGGCTGTAATGGCATCACTCACGGCAGTGCCAATGGACGTACCCAAGTTTGAGAACGTACTAGAGATAGTATTCCACAGGCCAGAGAAGAACGTTCCCCAACTTGAGAATACATTCTTAATGCTCGTCCATGCAGAAGTGAATTTTGTTTCGAACCACGTTACAACAGACGAGAAAGCATCTTTGGCCTTCGTCCACAAACCAGAGAAGAATGTCCCCCAGCCAGTGAATACACCTTTGATTGCTTCCCATGCGCCAGAGAAATTGCCGGACAGCACAGATTTCACAGTCGAGAAAGCGCCCTTGACCGTGTCCCAAATAGCTGTGAAATAATCACCGATGATCGTGTCAGAGAACGCCGTCTGAATGCCTGACCAGGCAGAAGCAAACAGATCACTGAACCAAGTGGTCACACCCGACCATGCAGTCGAGATTGTTGTCCACAGATCAGAGAACCACGTACCCACTGAGGCCCAGGCAATCTCAATATTTTCCCACGCGGACGCGAACAGATCACCAAACCAGGTGGACACGCCTGTCCACGCGGTTGAGATACCATCCCACAAATCGGAGAACCATGTGCTTACAGAAGCCCACGCCGTCTCGATATTCGTCCACGCGGTAGAGAAAAGGTCACCGAACCAGGTCGATACACCCGCCCACGCAGTTTCGATATCCGTCCACAGAGTCGAGAAGAACGCAATCACATCCGCAACAAACGCGGATATCGTATCAATGATTGCGCCGGGCAAGGACAGGAACCAGTCAATAATAGAATTGATGGTATCAGGTACGATACTGTGTCCAACCAGCGTGTCCCACAGGCTTGTAAACCAATCGATAACACCCTGAACGAACCCAGTAATACCCGCAACAACAGCGTCCCACAGGCCACCAAACAGTCCTACGATACCGTCCCAGATAAGCTGGATAGCCTCTCCTGCCTTTGCCCAATCGCGGGTAAACACCCCGACGATAAACGAGCCAAGACCGGCCAGAATGTCGATCAAGCCACCAATCGCGTCGATAAGAGGCGCAACCATAGACCACACCGTATTGAATGCACCGCCAACAAAACCCATCGCAACAGCAAGAAAACCAGCACCGATAGTTCCGATGACGGTGAACAAATCCTTCAGACCAGCCAGCTTCTCCATCAGAGGAGCAAGTGCAGTTTTGATAGCCTCAAACTTTCCGGGAAGGTCGATCTTTTCAATGAAATCCTTGAATACCGCAACAACCTTGTCCCAGTTTGCAGCCAGAACCATTGCTGTCGCAGCAACAACAGCCACCACTGCTATCATGGGAGAAAACGCAACTGTAACAACCTTGGTTACTACGCCAAAAAGTCCGCTGAACAGCGTCTTGACCACTGCCAACGCGCCGCTAAGACCACCACCGCCAGCGTTGAAGCTCACGACAAGTGCTTGGACAACCATAAGCAGTTTAGCAACGAGTGGCTTTACAAGCGTCAAAATGCTGCCGAATCCTCCGAACGCCTTTACAGCCATAGATACCCAAGACACAAGCTTGAAAGCACCGAAGAAGGCCGCCACATACAATGCAACCGTTGCGATACGTTCCTTATTCTCAACCACCCACGCTCCAAACGCCTGTAGCTGCGGAGTTACCCATTCAAGGGCTGCAGCAATGGCATTCAGGAATGCTGGAATGTTATTCTCAATCGTGTATCCCGCAAGCGGAATAAGCACATTCAAGAGGAACCAGTACAGACCTTGACCAACGGTTGCTGCGAAAGGCTTAAAAGCGTCCCACAGTCTCTTTGCGCTGCTGATCAGCGGTTCAAAATTGATAGCTTTAATCGCATCGCCAATAGGCTTCAAGAACGCCTTGATCTTATTGGCCATTTCCTCTGCTTTAAGTTCCGCAGCGGCGATCATCTCATCCGTCCATAGACTACCAGTCTCAAGCGTGAATCCACCGCCGCCAACTCCACCGCCACCGCCACCACCGGAACTTTCATCCGGAGGCCGAATGACGTTGAGTTCGTCAAAGCCCATCATGTAGTCTTTAAGCTTCTTCGCAGAAGCTCCAGCCTTATCCAGTGCGCTTGTGGTTTTCTTGACACCAGAGGATGCATCGCCAACGTTTTCTGCGGCTCTCGCCGTTGCTTGCAACGCACCCGTTGCTGCATTAGCACTCTGGGTTGCACTACCCAGTCCACTACTCCACGAGGGAGCCTTGATGGTAAAGCCGAACAGCGAAGCAATAGCGTAGATCGCCTTCGTAGCAAGTGAAATCAACGCCTGGAAATACGGCAGTACAGCAGCGATAGCAGGCATAACCAGCGAACCAATCGCCTGTGCCAAGCCCTTCAACTGCTGTGCAAGAGCGCGAGAAGAACCTTCAACAGTGCCAAGCTCTTTGATATATGTGCCAACAGTGCCAGACGAATACGCCTGATCAACCATAGCCTTATATCGCAGTTGAGCCTTTTCTGCTTCCGTCATCTGCTCAACGCTCTTTGTGATTCCGTTCCTTGCCGCCGTTTCTTTCAGCATGGCTTCCGTGATGGAAATACCAGCACGACGGATCGGCTCAACCTCACCTACGATGGCAGAACGCACTGCCATCATTGCTTCTTCAAACGTATAGAAATCGTTATTCTTTGCATAGATGTCGTATGCAAGCTCCGTCAGGCCGATGGACATATCCTTGATGGCAGACTCCGTAACGCCGAAACCACGGGCAAGCGTTGCGAAGTTACTGGAATACTGCATGAACGCCTGATCGTTGATGTACAGGGCTTCCGACAGCTTTTGCACGTGAGCATATGCTTCATCCACTCGGTCGCCAAAGCCCTCTGCGAAACGGGCAGAAATGCCATCCCATTCACGGGCTTGCGCCAACGCATTAGCTAGTGACTGACCAACGGTGTGGATGCCTACTACATTACCAACAAACTGCAACAGGCCACCGGCAGCACGTCCAATTGCACTAGCCAATCTATTTGAGCTTTTTGCTGCGTTGTCGGTGGCTTTTCCGAAACTTTGAACAGCCTTCGTTCCCTTACTAAAGGAACTAGAAGTGCTGGACATGCCCTTTTTCACCGCATTTGAAATCTTAGTGATACCCTTGTCTGCACCACCTAGATTCGCAGCAGTTTTCAGTCTTCCGAGTGCAGCAATCAGACCGTCAATCGCCCCTGTTGCACTCCTGGAATTTGACTCAATTCGAATCGACAGACTGTCGATCTGTGTACTCAACTCATATCACCCCTTTGCTTTTGCATCGGAGTGCATTTTCTGATTAAAGCGTTCCGCGAACGCCATCATGGCCGCTTTAGCCTTTTCCTGCTTTTCAGTAAGACCATTTTGCTGAACAACATGCGGAGTTCCAATTTCAATGGGCTGTTTGGGATACTTCGCTTTCTTGTCAAGTGCGGACATGACCGCGTGTCGAATATACACACCATTCAACCAAGCATTGTTGTTATCCCGCTTTTGCCGCAAAATGTCTGCCCTCCTGTAAGGGATGACAAGCTCAGGCCTGCCATCCCAATACAGTTCGTAGGACATACCTATCGACAGGTAGTACGGAAACGCCTCATCGAAGATTTGCTTAGGGGAGAACGTTTGCTCATCACTTAGCGAACGATCTCCCAGGTCGCGTTTCCCTGGCCTTCCGCAGGATCATCCGTAAGCGTGTTCAGAGGCTCTGCATAAAGCTCCACCAGAGCAGAAATCAGGCCCTCCTTGTCACGGATCTGATCATAGATTTCATCCATCAGATCACGCTTAGTACCCTTGCAGTAAGCAGCGAAAGCACCCTGCCACAGCATAGGCAGCATCGTCATAGGCTTGTTGGAAATTTCACCAATCACAAAGCCCTGACGTTCCATAGCCGTTACAGTATTACGGGTGAAACCCAGTTCGTAGTTCTTGCCCTTATAAGAAATCTTCAAAACAGACATTTTTCGTTCCTCCTGTTAATTTGTTTGATTATTAAGTGCCAGCGTTGAAAACAACCTCAGTGCTGGGAGCGATGGAGATGCCGCCCTCGACAACCTCGTCCACGCCCTTGCCAGCCAGGGTCGCAGTGTGACTGCCCTGCCAAGTGAACTTAGAGCCATCAGAGAACTCAAGAGCATAGAACAGCTTCTTGCCCTCATCAGCCTTGACCTTGGTGAAGGTTTCCTTGTCGTAGTTGTAAGTGAACGCCATGCTATCCATGGACTTGATGCCAGGGATATAGGTCTGAGCAGCGTCGCTCATGGTCGTGGTTTCCAGCATGTTGGGTTCACCCATCAGATCGGGGAACTCCTTGATGTCGATTACCTTCGCCACAGCGGACTCAGTTTCGCCCCACTTC